CTAATATCGTAATGTACCCAACTATTATAAAGGCCAAGTCCCCCCTCTTTCATCTTACCTGACTTAATCAGCAATTCTATTGCATTGTAAACTATCTTTGGAGCAACTTCTTTGACTTTTATATCGGCCGCCATCCCTCTGGTGTGGAATGACTCAGAAGCTCCACCAATCCGTAAATTATGAGCAGGTGAACGATAACCGGACGTAATGGTGATAGGTTTGCCAAAGTGTGCTCTTAATATCTCAAGGTTTTCCGCTAATTCAGCTAAAGATTCTTTTACAGATTCAGGAAATGCGGATCCATCCTTGGAAGCGAATTCAGGGAGGTTAAAATTAGTTGTTAGTTTCATCCGCAAATATGGTCAAATAGTGAATCGCAAGAACCGACACAAACCCGTAGATAACAGGCTTCATTTTCAGTATATGGGGCGTAATTATCTTTTGGATAAACCTTTAATTTATCTCCCTTGAACATTTTAAAATCAGAATTAGCATCGAACAATTTACCGGACAAACATTCAATAAACTTGCATTTGTCCTCAAATGAATGAGAATAAGGCTTTGAGTTTGGAGGGTATCTGATTATATATTGAGAATCATCGACCCAATAGATTGCAGGGCTTGCAGGATCGTGAGGGAATATTTTCACGAATAGATTCTCATCGGTTGGTATGTCAGATCCCCCTTCTTTGTATAGCTTAAAAAGAGAGGCCGTAGCCTTTGTTGAGTTCATTGCTAAATCATAAATAGCCTGAGACGATTTTGATTTCGGGAATATCATATTAATGAGACTTTCCATTTTTCATTTGGTCTAAGGTGTCAACAACTTTCTTTTGCAACTCAATCATGTCCTTCATCTGCTCTTGGATAATTATGTTATTAGTAATGACCTTATCGGCTAAAACTTCCTTTTGATCCTTTTCCTTTTGATAGGACTTCCAAAGGGTATATATCACAAAACCCATTCCGACAACTATCGGGCTTTGATTGAGAAGTATGTCTAAAAGAGGTTGAGTTGCTTCCATTTAATTTATTCAAATATTAGGATTATTCCTGCATAAATCTTAATTATTGTAAATTTACAAAAAATAAGGCTACTAAAAAAAGTTTAGTAGCCGTGCCGAATATTGTTTACTTATCCTTTGTCTTTTTCTCCGGTTCTGATTTCTCCTCATTTTCGGCTAAGAATTGCAGAATAGGATTAGCATACTTTGCAGGGATTTCCAATAGGATTACAAAAAACTCGATGTCGCCTATCATACCAGTTTAGTTCTAAAGGTCAATTACGGATTTTTGTATGAGTCACCCGTCCGTCGGGATGGTAACGAATGATTCCTTCACCTTTGATGGGGGTGTCTGGAACAATGATAGGCTTTAGGTTTCTAAGCTCTTCATCGCTGGGCTCAAGGCGAAAGGTGCCGTCAGGGTTTGCAAAAATGTCACGGGGAATACCGGGAAAGTCGGTGTGAAGGCCGAATGGCTCTAAGGATTCGAACTGGTTAGTCTGGTAGGTGTAGGGAAAAGCATGACCTCCGAGGTAGATTGTACCCTCAGATTTGCCGGGCTGAAGACGGAAAGCCCCTTCGGTGGTCAGCTCTACATTTTTTGTGCGGATGGATTTGTTAGTGAGGATATGGGCTTTTTTCATACGACTAATATAATGAGACCTTCGAGGTTTGCAAAACCTCAAAGGTCTCTCTGCGTTCTCTGAGACTCTGCGGTGAGCTTTACTCCATGAGCGGGATGTTATACACATAATTCACAATCGCACCCTCGGTGGAGCGGTCGTAGGAGCGGGTGCGGAAGGTCTTGTCCTTGCGGAAAGTGATGGTGCCGGTGGCATCGCAGAGGATCTGGACATTTCCGGAGGCATCGGTGAACCCGGTCAGGGTCGAGCCTGAGAAGGGTGTGGATACTTCCATCCCGGCAATTGGTTTTCCCAGACCATTTTTGACATTCACAAAGATAGTGTCTCCGGAGAAGCTGAGCACCACGCCTCGAAATGCCTGAGGCAGATTGGTGACGGGTGCCTGCTCGCCTGATAGGATTATGCCTTCAAATCCGCTGGGCAAACTCATATCTCTCGGGTATTGGTAATGGTGATAATTACGTCTATTGACCGGAAATTAAATGGGAGCTTGGTGGCCGCATTGATGGCATTAGCATCGGCATTCCCATAAGATACTCCAGAAATCACATGATGAAGCATAGGTTGACCCCATTCTGTTAAATAGTACTGCCCCGCAATTGAAGGGCTGTTTGTGTTGTCATTATCCCAGTCTGCTGAAACGTCTCTTCCCGGGGATGCTAACTTTGACGTTCTAACCTCAAAAGTCAGTCTGTTGGGCTTGGTCCCTTTGGTGTCTGGTGTGGTCCGTTCATTCCAGGCATCAGGAACGTTGTTATTGGTCGCCGTGTTTCCTGAGCTGTCCCCATCAAAATTAAATGGTATTCTAATATCGAGTGTTGTTCCTGAAATCAGCGAGTCAGATACTTTGCCCGTGATTCGTATCTTGGCAAAAGTGACTCCGGATGCAATCTTCCAAAAGTTTGGGTTTGAATCATCAATACCTGTTTTGGTGATCGTAAATCCCGACTCGTCAAGGTCTATTTTCTTGCCGACTTTTACTCCTCCGATAAACCCGTTTGCGTTTGACTTTTGGAGTAAAATAGAATCTGGCTCGACTGTTCTGGATATAATATCAATAAATTTTATATCTGATTCAAGACATGCAAAATTTCCATCTGTGTAAAACGTAGGTCTTATAGTAGCAATATCCGCTATTAATGGGTCTGCATCTGGTCTTGGGCTTCCATCAATTAAAAATTTAGCCTCATAATCAACTCCAGATATTCGAATCAGTCCATTAATCAAATTATTTGTTAAAACAGTAATTGTGCTCAAAAATATTTTAGAACCAGCGGCTATATACCCATAGGAAATTCTTCCAAGAGCTCTGATATTTGCCCCAGCATCCGTAGTTGAATTGAATCGAGGGGTGATAAATATGCAGTTATCTATAAAAATATTAGAGTTAGAGTTTTCGAGAGCAATATTGGACAGAAAGATTGATCTAGTGTGAAATCCTCGTAGTGAGGCTAAAGTCACAGATTCCACTATAGAATCAGTAAACTCACTACTCGCTCCAGCATTTGAGATTGCGGAAAAATTTCTCACGTGACAGCCCCTGAATATATTTAAAGAACCCGCTACTCCTCCTAACCCATCTACTATCACTTTACCATCAGCCTGAACTACTCTTGAACCTACCCACGATCCTTTGTAATAACCCGGGCCGACAACAATTACATTTGTTGTCGAAGAAGCAAATGCAGAAATATTTTTTTTAGGTAATGTAGGATCTGTTCCAGCGTTTAAATCGTCACCGTCCCACTGAGAAGCATACCCGTTACCTGTCTGCCTAAACTGACTCATATTAATTCGATTTGATCTGAAGTGGTTTTGAATAAATCAGGAGATTCTCCAGGATTGGCATACTCCACCGTTCGGAGGATAGTGCCCTTGGCATGGACATATTTGATCTTCGTAGCACGCCAGAGGAAAGGCGAATTGCGGATTGACTCTCCCTCGACAAACTCCACTTTTCCTTTTTCCATGATTTCTAGCTCAGGATTATCGGCATAACGCTGCTGCTCTTCAAACTGCTGAATGAGCTGTTTAGCCTCCTCGGTCTTGTTGATCAGTGCGAGTGCTTCCAGGTATTGTTCTTCGGTGATTTCCATCAGGTATTTTGAATTTGAAGTGTGACTTTGTTTTCAGGTGTCCATTCGAGATAGAATCGGTTCCAGATTCCTGCCTCGTTGACGTAGGTATCATAGTTGCACTCGATCGGACTTGACCACATGGGTTTGTTCGTACCGTCCGCTTGAAACCATCCGATCACCCGCTTGGCTACCACTGCCCCCGTGGTGTCCACCGAGAGCGATACCGTGCCAGTGATGACGTGGGAAAAGGAATCGTCTTCATCAAAGGTCAGGGTGATGACCGTGGCTCCTGTGCCGGGATTCGCATCTCCTGAAGTGTCCATGATCTGGACCACAGGATTGCCCTGAGGGGACCATTCCAGCTGGATTCTATTCCACTCCCCGGCTGTATTGTTCCATCCATCCAGTACGATCGAGAAATTGTCCGAGGTCTTGAAAGTTGGTTTATCTGTGCCATTGGCCTTGACGTACAGGATCGTATTGTTTGGAATGGACCTTGGCAAGGTGGTGTTGACGGATATCTCCACTGGGCCGCTCATCTCGTGGGTGTAGTAGTATTCCTTGTCAAAGGGAATGACGGGAAAGCCCGTGAGCTCGGTTCGTCCTGTGGTGCCACCGCCACCGCCGCCGCCTGTTGCGTTGATGATGGGATTTTTAGGGTCGGTTTTGTCGATCGTGACATTGGTGCCTGCGATGACATCTATGAGGTAGGGTCTGGTTTCCAGTTCGTCTATCCGCTCCTCGTGATCATCTACCACGCCTTCGAGGGCAAGTAGGGCTACTTCGAGGTAATTGATGTCGGAGAGGATCTCACTGAGGTCGTTTGCATCCACAAAATCCAACTGATCCCCACTCGGAAGACTTGTAATCGCCTGATTGTTATACAGTGTATATCGACCGATTCCCCCGAAGGAGAATAGCGGTCGCCAGACATATAAGGTCAGGCTGGTGAAGTGCTGTAGCCATAGCTCGTAGGTGTCGGTATCGATCTTCACGATCTTATATCGGGCTGGGGTGACCTTGCCGAAAAGCAGTAACGAACTGTCCTGAAGGACTCCTGACCCGTTGAACCGGAGATAGAAAGTCAGCTTGGCGGTCTGGTAGTCGTTGGACTCCACGGCGCTCAGCTCTAGGGTCATTCCGTAATTCAGCTGCTGGGAAAAGTTGCAGTTGATGCGAATAGCTCTAGCCCAGCCGACAGAACCTTGGATGGTAGTTCGTACGCCTACTTTGTCGCCTCGTACTACCTGTATCTTGCCGTTGGGGTCGGAGCGCAAATAGTCATTTTGGCCTTTCGCCCACTTGACGGAAGCGAGGTCGGATTGGATGGTTTGGGTGCCTGTAGATATTTTATCGACATAGATAGTCAGGTCTGGCTCTACTGGCTCAAGGGTATTGTCTCCAGAGGGTGTGCGTAGGATGTATTCCAGAATCCTCCGATCTGAAGGGATGGCAGGTTCGAAGACTTGGTTTTCATCTTCCGTGCCTTCGATCCAGTGGTAGCTTCCAGCATTGTCACCCACTAGGGCATCGATTCGGTTGAACTCAGTAGGGGTGCCTGGGATGGTTTTGTTTTCTTCCAGACCTCCCTCCTGAAGTACGCCCTCGTAGTTCCATTCATAGCCATCAATATCCACGGAGGTCGGGGAATCAAAGGTGATGGTACCTCGGGTGACTAATCCTTCTTGAGGGGCTGGTGGTTCGAGGTCTTGGATTTTTTGCCAGTCCTCAGAAGTAAGAGCTCCATTATTATTTTCATCAGCTAATCCAATTGAAAGAACCTGAGTTGATGGATCAATGCTCAATCCATTAGCAGGGGTTCCGATGGTTACGGCAGGATGTGATCCAATCGGAGGTAATACAGGATTAATAGGATCATCCACCGCATTTGGAGGACTTACAGGCGTAACCCCTCTTCTTTGTGTAGTTGCTGTATAGAAAGTGCCTTGTACATTTGCCATAATTACGATTCAATCAATCCAATCTGATGCAGTTCTATTCTCCAAGTATTTAGCTGAAAATCCAAGTCGATTGCTAAGACCATCCAATACGCACCGTCATAAATAACATTTTGGAACGGTTCTACCTGTAAAGGATTAACCCCGTCTCTCAATACCGTTGCAATCAGTCTTGGATTTCTTCGCCCGTACAAGTTAGCAACTTCCTGCAACATAACCTCAGAAAGCCTTAATTCTACCGTTCCATCAATAGACCAAATGATAGAATGTGGATAGTTGAATTGAGGTATATTTAGCTTGATCGCAGAACTTGAATTATCCGTACCAACGTCTCCAATGTAAGTCTCAATATCCGGATATACGTTGCTGTATCGGTCGGTAGTGATAAACTTGTCTCGAATATCCTGCTTAGTAAAGACCTCGTTTTGTTCGATCTTAACGGACATATTCCGATAAGATACTGTATATCTATCAGCTGTTCCGCCGTTATTTATAGTTTCATAAAGTCGGATAGTGACTATCCCATCTTCGGGAATGACAATCGGTTTAATATCAATCTTATTCCATTCATTCAGATTTAGCATCGGAAACTCCATAATGGTTGGAGTTGTAGTCCATGTGAAAGTTTGATTCCCATCCCATTGGACATAGCTTGAACCTATACGAATCATTACCCCACAAAACTGATTTACAGGAACGCCATCACTCCCCCTTGGAAGCGTTAAAAACTCAAGGCTAAAAGCTAAAGTATTGGCTATCCCTTGAGCAACTTGGATCGGGTTTTTGTTTCGGTATGAGTCAATCTCGATGTAGGATACATTAGGATCATCAATTCCATCTACTGAAGTAGTCCCCCAAATCTGACAATACCCTTGAGAAACAAATTGAACTAAGGCCAAACTTGATCCCGTTGGGTAACTGTCAGGCTGATTTGATGGCCTTGCATTGACGTACTTGAAATTCTTTAATTGGTATCGGTTAGGATATGCGGTTGTCGGGCCAAGTAATATCCAATCTTCATTGCCAAAGCTGTATTCGATAAGCCCTCCTGAAGCAGCCACATCGAGAACCCCCAGTTTCAATACGGTTGTAAATTCCGTGTAAACAGGTTTTCCAGTTCGTTGCCCTTGCGTAAACTTACAGGACATATCCAAGCCTGAGATTATTTCTTCCGAATCAATAAAGTCTCCGAACGTGTCGTAATTGAAACGAGTATAGCTTGGTTTATTTAGCTCAGGTGTTGAAAGTATGTAAAACTCATTTTTCCACAGAAATAAACGGCAAAGGAAAGGCTTTAGCATCCTGTCTAATATTTCCCCGATATAAAGGGAAGTATTCAGTTCAACAAATCCACCGTCAAAGAAAGTAGGGAGTTCACCGTCTTGATATACTGCATTGTCAGGAACTAATAATTGCTCAAATAAGCCTGTATTTCGGTCTAATCTCGTTTCGTAGATCGAACAGGCTACTGAAATCGGTCTAGCATTATCAAAGGTCTGATTAACACATCTAACTATCGCTTGCATCATTTCAAACCCTGAGGCTAATCGGGTAAAATAGGAATCAATAGCCCGTATTGCATCTAAAGACTTCATTCCATCGACCGCCGTAAACCGTTGGTTTTCTTCGTAGTCTAACTCATTAACGGTTAGAAATTGATTGGATAGGTAGCCTTCCCAGAATAGATTTGACTCGATTAGTAATCGAACCTTCCAGAACCGATACCCACCGTCCAAAAGCTCAAAGTATTCGTCACGTGTACCTACTAAGCTAAACGAGATTGAACTAGGCACACGAACGTCTAAGACTTCGGCCCCGAATGATCCGAATGAATAGCGGACATTTGAACAAGGCTTTTTAGTGGCGGTTCCTTCATATCCTTCCCGTAATATTTGCAACTCGATAGCTTGGCCTGTAATGTCGCAGAACTCGGAATAATAATATAGGCCGTGGTTATCGACATATACAGGTATTCCGGTGGAATTAACTGTAATATCCACATCAGCCGAAGGCATTGTGAATGTGTAAGGATTCGTTAATCCTACTAAAAAGCCGTTATTAATATTGAAATCATCAAAGGTAAACCCGGGAACTAATACCGCCTCGATCTCTAATGAAATCCCCGCTTCATAATAAGGCTGTGGCGTTCCTCCATTGACGGTAAACGAACCGATACCATTTCCGAACCTCCAAAAGAACCTGAACTCATTAGTGACTTCGGGCGCACCTGAACCTAAGATTCGAAGGTATATCCCTCCACCGGGCATTGGAAATGCCACTAATGGATTTGACGTCCCCTCTGATTGGTTGTTAATAATCCATTCTACGTCCGTGTTTCCATCGGTGAACGTGACCTGAATAGTTAGGTTAGTACCCTCTTCGTATTGAGACAAAGGAGGCGAGCCGTTGACGGTTATCGTTCCCTCACACTGGAAAAAGAAGAAATTGAAAGGTTGTAATGCCATTAGTCAAAAATAATTCTTTTCAGGCTTGTTTCCTAAAAAGGAATTTGTTAGGTTTACAAGACAATTAAACGAAATGAAAATGGAAACTCTCAGCTCAAGACCACAGTCAATTTTAGAGAAATTAGGTTACAAGGTTTTGTCTATCAAAACAAGAAAGTTAGATTCTTTAAATACGCATTTTGGGAACGTTGGATTTACTTATGTGTGTGTAAATATGTATGGACACGACGTGAAAATTAATGTCAGTTTTCATACTCATGAAAAAAACTTCTCAATGTCTGCAAAAAATACATCATTTAGAAGAAAGGGCCACGTAAATAATACTGTATTTCCTTACTAAGATGAAAGAGATAGAAAAAATTATGGACGAGCAAATTAAAAAGCTCAAAATGATCAAACTCAGCTTAAATACTGATCAAGAATTGAAAAATTACAAGCCTAGCGAAAACTAGGCTTTTTTTACCCCCCGCCCCTTTGACGTTCCTTATATCTATCGTAAACAAAAACTATATCCCCGCCATCTATTCTAGCATCTAGTCTGCCTGTTCCTCGATCAAAGTCGATATTACCGCTTGGAGTAGGACTGAAAGGGCTTGGAGGTGTTACCGTATTAGCATTGGTGAATATCTGAGGGGGCGCACCTACAGAAGCAGAACCCCCGCTTGATCCAAAAGAAGATGCACCACCTGAACCAAATCCACCTAAAGACTTTGCTTTTGCGCTAACAAAGCCAGCTAAAGCAATCAAAGCAACCCCAGCCCCAATTGCAACGGCTGGATTAAGTGTTTGCAAGGCCTTCTTGATACCTGCAATAGCAATACCAGTACCAATAGCTAATTGGCCTAATTGATTTAAAATAGATGCTAACCCCCCCAATAAAGCTGCTCCTGAAGCCTCTAAAACATTGTTTCCTTTTCCTAAAGCATCACCAATAGCAAAAGCAAAATCTCCTAAACTTCTTTCAGCACCTTCTTCAAGTATTCCGCTTATTTGATCGTTAAAATCCTTAAGTCTTAAAACAAATTCGGTTAGTTTTGAATCATCAATATCTGCATTTTCAGGAATAATGTTAAAATCTATTGGAATATCGACTATTGAATTACCGCCTGTTGAAAGGCCTTTTAATGCATTTTGTAATCTTTTCGGCAAATCTTTGAACAGGTCTGCAAACAGAACATTTGAATCAATATCCTTGAAAGTGTCTTTTAATGCCTTATTAGTCTCTTGATTATTTGAAATTAAACCTATTAACTCTTGATTCAATCCAGAATAAGCCTCTTTTAATGAATCGGTAGAAACTCTATTTTTTTGTAATTCAGTTTCTGTTTGCCCAGTAACTATTCCTAAAATTTCAAATTCAGCATTTAATTTTTTTAATGCTGCCTGAGAATCAGAAAAAACTCTTAAAGCCTCGTTTCTATCCCTTTGATTAGTTTCAGCGGCATTTATTTTTTCTAGTGCCTCAGCTCTTTTTAATTCTAATTCATTTCTTTGCTTAAATAAATTGTTTTGGAAAGTTGTTTCTGAGTTTTCTTTTTGTAATAACCGAACTCTTTCAACTGCTAATTTCCCAGCCTGTTCTTCAATTGCGCTAGCGGTAGCCCTCTCAAATATTGCAGCAGTTAAAACTCCATATTCTTTAGAAAGACCTTCAATTAATATCCGTTCTCTATCAATGTTTTTAAAGATATTTGGGTATTCTTTTTGAAGCCTATCTATTGCATCTAACCTAGTTTGCCTACTATTTGATTCGTCTTCGATAACACCTCTTAAAAGGTCAATATTAGCTATTTCTTTTGATGCGCTTTCGCTTCCACTTAGTCTTGCTGAATTTACAGCATTAAGAGAATCAATTAATTTATCAAGTGTTTCTTTGTAAAGTTCTGCGCTTGATTTTACATCTTTTAATGATTTATCAGATTCTTCATTAGCAAAAATGAAATCAAAAGCCCCCATCTGATAAGCCGTAAAGCCAGCCGTTAAAGCTGATACCGCTAATAAACCAAGATTGACCGGAGAAATAATAGAAGCTAATGAGGCCTTTATAGCTGCACCCGTTCCGCCTGCTTGCTTGCTCACATTGGCAAAGTTACCCGCCAACTGTTGCAAGTTGTTACCGATACCAATCAAGCCAAATGGAGCATCTTGGATAACTCGGTTAAATTCTTGAGCTACACCGTTAGCATTAGTCCCCTGTCTGGCAACCTGACCAAATCCACCTGCAGTACTTCCAAGGTTAGCTGATACCGAACGGCCTAGAGCGTTTAGTCGGGCTAATTCTTGGCTTGTTTGCTCGAGTTCAGCATTGTATTTGGCTATCTGAGTCTCATTAGTAGCCTGAGATAGTGCCGTTCTGAGATTCTTTGCTTTATTGGTAAGTTGCTCGATTAGGCCGATCTTACGTTTGAACCCAACGTTTCCTTTCTCGGATTCCTTGTCAGTTTCCGATTCAAAGGATTTAATAGTTGCCTTGGCCTTGGTTAAAGCGGCTTGGAGGGCTGAAATGTCTCCGCTTAAACGGATTTGGAGTTCATTACTCATGGCACTAAGTTAAGAAAAAAGCCCTAATTTCTAGTTAGGGCGTTTAGACTCATTCTCTTTCCTCTGTTTCTCAATAAAGAACTTTCTCACCGCATCCATTTCCTCTTTAGACCGTCTTTTTAATCGGTCGCTTGGAAGTGGCAAATAAGCGTTAATCGACTTCTTACTATCCTTTGTAGGAGTAGATGCATAGACTTGATAAGCTACAACCCTAATCCGTTGCCATTCCCTCTCTTGCTTATTCTCATAACCCCGTATGGCCAATACAGTTTCTTTGTAGGTCATTCGCCAAAAGTCAATCGGACTTACCCCAACTTCACCAACACAAATCTGGAATAGATCGTCAAAAGTTACTTTTTTTTTTCAGTCTGTTCGCTTTCTAATTCCTGTAATTTTTCAAGGTTAACGCCTAAGTCATTCAGAAACTTATCCCAAATCTTTCCCGTGTATTCGATCAATTCAGGCTCGGTCATATTACCCACTAGCTTACCTACCTCAGAAAAGGAATACATAGGCTTAGGGCTGTCCGATTCGAGGGAATAACCTACAACACCCGAATAGATAATCACTTTGCAGGCAAACATGAAGTTTTCAGCATTGATCCGGTTGATTTCTTCAAGTAGTGCCGATAGGTCAAAGGCTTTGGATTGGTTCCCGAATAACACCGTACTCATAGCGTTTAGGCTTGAGTTATTGAAGATCATCGGGATTTCCTGATCGTTGATCGTGAAGGTTATGAGGTTGGGATTAATCATGGTGTTTCAAATACTATTATTGATTCAGTTGTGTTAACCATTGTCCAATGAACTTTTAGACCCATAAAAACGAAATAACCTTTTTGGGTTATCATTGTATCACCAAAGTCTTTTAAGTTTTTAATCAAATGTTCCTTTACAAACAAAGGCAAAACAACATTATTAGGGCTTATTCTATACTTTGATTCAAACTCACTAACCTTTATCCATATTACAGCGCAAAGATCAATTTCTTGAGTTTTGTTCAGTTCCATAATCTATCCATTTAAGTTCCATCCAAACCTAACCAAATAAAATGAAAAAAGCTAGAATTTCTTCTAGCCTTTTCAACTTAAAACAAACAGATATGGAAATTAGGATGGTTCAGCGTCTAGTAGTGGTCCAGATACGGCAAGTGTTACTGAGAATGTGGCCTTATCACCTGTAGGGAATGTATTAGCAAAGGTCTCCAAGAATGCCTTTTCAGCGTAGTAAACGATGCTAGAATCTTCATTCTCAACTTTCCACTCGGAAACGGTCGCATCGTTAAACATTTCGTTCAATCCAGTTACTCCGATTTCGTTAACTCCAGGATCGGTTGAAATGTCTCCCTCAAACGAAATGGAGTTATTCTGAGTAGTTGCAAGCTTTTCGATGGCTCCTCCGGTACAGTTGTTTTGAATCTCAATGGAAGCCCTTGATCGGTCAACCGTGATAGAATTCGTGCAGACTGCAAGTTTCCAATCTCCCCCAACCTTTACTGAAATACCAAAATTTTCGCCTGTGATAAACGTTGCCATATTCTCTAGTGGTTTATTGAATCAAATATAAATCGAATAAATTAACTATCCAAACCTATCAGCCACACCTTATGCGTGAACGTCTTAATAACCCGGTAAATGTAATGAGTTCCAGAATAGAATTGATTTCCAGTTGAACCTGATCTAGTCTGCCCTATCTGCCACCCCATTGAAGTAATATCTATCTGAGTTCTATTACTTGGATTGATAATAGCCTCAATGTCTTCCGATATGTTAAACGCCTGAGTTGATCCCGTTTGACTTAGGAACCCCGTCACAATATCCAAAGTAACAGTTACGTCAAATGATTTGCACTTAGAATCTAATTCCTCAACTGGATCAATCGAAGCAATAATCACATAAGGATAGGTAGCCGATTCAGGCACTGCAAAAGCATTGTAAATCGGTATTCCTATTTCAGGATTCAAGGCTTGGAAGTAACCTGACTGGATGGCTAGTGATATGTCCATACCCAAAGGTATAAAAAAAGCCGTTACGATTTGCAACGGCTTGGATTGGTGATTGGCGACTTTTACTCTGATGTAACTCTTACCATAAAAGCACCTAAAGGAGCCATAATTGCAGTGTAAATTATTGAAAACCAAATACTGTCTCCTTGCACAATTATTTGCCAAAATTCACATGCGCAAAATGTAATCACAGACATTATTGCAAGTGATATGAAATACTGCTTATCGAAATACTTTTTCATCGGTTCAGATAGGCTTCGAGCTGGGAGGCTAGGAATTTTCCAGCATCATCTAGTTTTTCTATTGGAAGCGAACCGTGTTTATCTGCAAAACCAGAAAAGCTATATCCTAAAGTCGCTCCGTCATCATTAGGCCAAAGGATATGGTATTTTACGTAACTCCCCTCAACCCTTTCCTTCACTCGGGTAGCCCATTTGCCTTGTTTGTAAAGGCATAAGTCACCAACAAATAACATATCTTTCTCTTTATTGTATTGGTAAGAATTAATTTCTCCGTAAATCTTATCAATACCTTGAGGAATATCAAAATTCATGCTCGATCTATCAAACCTATCCCCCTCCTTAATCTCCCCAAACCTATCAAAAGCCTCTTTTTTCAGCTGCTCAACGTATGATTGTTCGGTTGAGGGTTTAATCATTAAGTGATTTACCCAAATCCCATGTTCTTTTGTTTGTATAATTTTATAAGAAGTCCCATATCCTAAGAATTGGGAAAAATGAGAATCTAAAACTTTAAATATTTGACCTTTCTTAAAGTTAGCCCCATCTTCAGTTAATTCGATAAAATCCCATTCATCCTTGGTATTGATAGCTGAGAAGGTAGGATTAGACAAAACAACCTCGCATTTCAAAACCTGCTTTTCCGCTTGCTTCTTTAGCTTTTCGATCTTTTCGGATAGGGTCTTTTTGGGGTTTTTAACTCGATCCCAATCACAAGGATTTACTTTTGCAAGCCTTGAAACTTTAGCCCAGCCTTCAGCTTCAAAGGACCCTTTGTAAATCTTGCCCTCTTTGAATGGCACATGCTTGGAATCTCCAATAAATTTAAAATACTTCATAACAAATTCAATTTAGCCTTTCTGAATGCTTCTTCTTCACTGTCTGCAATATCCGTATCGAATATGCCGTTATAATTGATCCAATAGCCCCAGCAAGTGAAAAGCTCGAATACCCCTATTGATTTGTTTGGAAATGTGCCTTTATCGTACATTTCAGCCGCCTGTGATCCTGTGAATACGTTCATACCTGTTTTAGTCTTTTTTATGAAGTTTTGCTAAAATCAGGTTTCCGTAAATGCCAATTAACCCAGTAATAATTCCGTTAGAATCATTATCCAGTCCTGACACTATTGCTAGAACTAATGAAGCTATTGCTAGCACAAAGAAAATAATTGATGTTTTACTCATATCTGTTTTAGTTTAAGTTCTGAAAAGTTGCCCCGATTTGGTTCGGGGCTTGACCTCTTATGCAGCTACTCTAGCACCTGCGAAAGACATTGAAACGGTTTTGCCGTTTATCGAAATAGTCCTCATTGGACGCACCCTACACACTCAATCCAATCAAAACCAGTCGGCCCCATTAATGAACAGGTAGGTTTGCGCTAAGTCAAAAGACTATTACCTAACTACCTTTGGCTATGTGGAGCTGAGGGGAGTCGAACCCCTGTCTTGAATTAGCTTCAAATGCAAAGAACTATTGTGGGAGCAGAAGGATTCGAACCTCCTATCCATGCGGATTACCAGATTTACAGTCTAGCGCCTAACCAATTCGTGCATTACTCCCAAAGTTGCCCGTCTTTCCGAGCTGTCATATGGGGTAAGGTCTCCATTTATTTCCTGTCAGGGGAGACTCCACGACAGACAGGCCAGATGTTTGCAGTTACCCATAAGCAAACCAACGAGTAAGGGATTGGGACTCGAACCCAAATGTGCCAGATTTGCCGTCTGGAGCGTTCCATTTCCGCCATTCCCTTATTTTGTCGGTCAAATAGCAACCTGTTAAGGCTAGAGCTAATCCCGTGTCTTCACTACCCAACCGACAAAACAAACCTAAACAAATCCTAATTACTAAGCAAACAAAAAGCCCGAATTTATTTTCGGGCTTGCTGACTTGAATGTCCGTAAAGGAAACCTAGTCGGTAGATTTAAATGTGGTATTCAAATATAGCAATTATTCCTGAATTGGCTCCATTTCCAACTCGCTTAATCCCAAATCTGATAGCCTGATATAACCCGATGGAATTAAGACCTCATCTGGATTGACTTCTACGCCGTAACCCAATGCCTGTCTAATCTCGCTCTGACTGAATACCCCAGCCTGTCGCATCCAAGCCACCAATTCCTTTTTATCTGCTTCCAACTCTGGATAAACATCGGTATCGGACATATAAACAAGCGAGTCATCGCCATACCATTCCCTGAGCTTCATTGTCCGAATATCATCGAACTTCCTCAAAAGAGGTAATACGCAATTGGTAATTACCCTTACATCGCCTGAATCGGAGTTAGCAAGAGTTCCGTCTGGATTTAGTAACTGACTAGGGTAGCCGTAAATATTAGCTATCTGTCTTTCTAAGTCCTTATTAAACTCCAAGATTTGAAGATCGACAGGGCTAAGACCGATCTGAACCCACTTGACGTCAGCAGGAGTAATAATGATTGATCCCGCCTTGTGCGCTCCCGTATGGTTCTGAACAAAGTCGTCGTTGATGGCCACCGCCTGTTCAGGAGTCAACTCAGTAGCAGCTACCGATCCTCTAGGGGCGTTACCAGATATAATTCCAGCAGGGCCCATATTGGCAAATAAATTACCTTGGGCTAAATCCGCATATCTCTTTTGACTAATCTGATTTCTAGCCGATCCTAATGGACTGAAGCCCCAAAAGCTGTTTTCATATCCCTGATCTTCACCTACCGGATTGAAGTACTTGAAATGGGTAATTTGACTTTTCGGTATTGTTCGATTATAAGCATAGGTAATCGCATATCCTTCAATCGGGTCACGTCTATTTCCTGACATTACAGGTTTAACGCAAGGGCTAGGCACTGACCATATCTCAACAGGTTCTTTAGCTCTTTGACCGCTTCCGGGGCTAGCAGCGTATTCGATAGCGTTCCCAGTAATAAGGCAATAAGCGAAACTAGCCTCCCTTAATTCCCTGCCTGACATGATCGGGTTAGGGGCATCCATTAAGGCTAAAAAAGGATGGTTATCGACCTGCTCAAATGCCTTAACTCTTAATTGTGCTAATTCAAACGCCTGAGCCTTGGATTTTAGATACTTGACTTGTGAATAGTACTTTGCGGCCGCTCTTTTGTCTTTGATCCTCATTACCTGAGGCGTGGCATCGGCAGCCTTTTCAGCTATTTTAGAAACTAGGCTTTGAACTATCGGAATTGATTTAAAGGCTTTGGTAACGAATATGCTGTCAAGGTTGTCGTATGGAATGAAAATCCCGTTTACGTAGCTCCATTGAACACCAGCGGGTAAGCCAAGTTCTTTCTTTTTAACCGTCTTGAATGCGGAGAATAGTTTCATACCTGTAAATTACCTAATTATTTTGCCATTAACCAAAACAAAGGATTCTGACTTCTTTTTCAAGGCCATCATAGCAAAGTACCTAGTCGCATCAATCCCGTGGTTCCAGTCATCAATGGGCTTATTAAGTTTCGCACCAGTCTTATCCTTATCCCATGTATAGTTCCTAAACTCTTTAATCAGATTGACTGAACTACTTGTAATTAAGATATTCTGCTCTTGCAATATAGTAATCCCAAAGGTAATCGAATCAGCACCTTTGACCGTTGGCTGAATATTGAAGCCTGAACGCCTAATTTCCTCAATCGTTTTTGGTTCTGCTGAATCTGCATATATTGGCGACCTTGGATCAATGCCCAAAGACTTCATTTCTCGAATAATATCAGAGTTAAGCAATCCAGTCTTGTAAATAAGTTCGTCAAGTACGATCTTGCCATCAATCCGGTAGACCGCTATCAAGGCAGTTGGATCGTTGGTAAACCCAAAGTCCATCCCGTAGCCTAGCAATTGTGCATCTTTGGGAACCTGTGGCACTTGTGACCAATTGGAGAAGATTACACCTTCAAGGCTTCCAACTAACCCAAGGCCGTAAACCCGATACCAGTTAGACCAATACTGAGACTTGATATTTGATTCTTTGAATAGATCATCAAGGTTAGGATTGTGGAATCCTTTTGGCAATGCCTTTTCTATCTCTTTGATAATACTTTCAGATAGGGCATTATTGTCCTTATAGGTCAAAATCAGTTCCTCGCAGTCTGGATCGTCTTTCAATTCAGTATGCACCCAAAACTGATTTGTCGGGTTAAAATCAAGCCATATCTCCCGATCTGTTCGAATAGCTAATTGATGGTAAGTATCGAATGAAATGTTATTACACTCGTTTATGTAAAGAATATTTCTTCGAGGGCCCCTAACTTTATCATCTTGATCTGCACTGAAGAACTCAATGTAAGATCCATTAGCAAATGTATAAGTCAATAGGGTACGGCTCCATCTTTCATCTGAATACCTTTTGATTGCCTTAATGATTTTCAAAAAGTCTTTCATTGCACCTTTGCGCAAATGGGGCAATGATTCTGAAACTATGGATATTTCAGTACCGGGTGTTTTGATTGCCTTATCAATCAGAATCGGGATTATTCCAAACGTCTTGCCAGCCGACGAACCGCCCGGGATTATCTTTGTCCGTTTGGTAAGTTTCCGCAGCTTGGTAATAGCACGAGTGATCTTAAATCCTTCAACTTCCTTAACCTTCTGAGTCATCGAATAGCGGTTGCTCCACCGTCACCTTGTTTTCAGTCTTATCGACTAGCCCGTTAAGTCTCTGAGTTATTGAAGGATTGTAGATTCCTGCCATACCTCCCTCAATTTGATCTTGCCTGATTATTTGGCGTATTGCACGACAGATACCCGTAAAATCAGAATACGCGTCTCTTTCATTAGAAAAATATTGATCGACTGAACCTATAATATCTTGCTCAAACAGCCAGTTTTCAAAGCCTTCCATTGTCAATGGTCTAGGCTTTTGCCTCATTACCCTTTCAGCATCCTTACCAACGTAATCCTCAATTTCAATAGGGTTAGACTTAGCCCATTCTCGATACTGTTTAAAGTACGAAAACATGGATTCAGGACTATCTATTGCTTTATTAAGACCCATACGCCAAAGATACCAAAAAATATTTTAAAAATAATTGGTTCCAAATTTGGAAGTTAAAACCTAATTATCTACATTTACATAAACTTAAACAAAACAGATATGAAAATCACAGTAACAGAATCAGTCACACGGGACATTGAA